TTACTTTGCTGAAATTTCACCGCTCTTTTCTGGTAATCGACTCTTTTTAGACAGATTTTTGGTCTTACGCTTTTTCACCTTTGCAAGTTCAATCTCTGAAAAATGAGAACCAATACTCAATCTTCTGAGCCCCATTTTTACGTATTCGGCATTGATTTCAATCCCGACAAACTTGCGACCTAATTCCACGGCAGTGGCACCGGTTGTGAAGCTACCGGCAAACGGATCCAGCACTTTGTCATCTGGGTTGGAGGAAGCCAGAATGATGCGCTCCAGCAGGGCTTTGGGTTTCTGCGTGGGGTGGTTTTCGTATTCGTCCATCAGATAGCGAACGCGGGGAAACTCCCAGACATTGCCAGGCACTTTTTTCTGATTGTATGGCTGGGGTGGGTTCTTTCTGTAGTCTATCAGCGCGCGTTGAGCGCCCGTTTTGGCTTCCACCAGAATATCATCGCGATTAAACGTATAGTTTTTCTGATCTTTTACCATCATCAGGATCGGTTCATACATCGAACCAAAGTACTTTTTGGCCTGCACCCCTGAGCTATCATAGGCCCACACAATACGGCTTTTGATGGTAAAAAGCTGGCGGCATTTGAGGTCGATGTACGGCATGTTCTCCGTACTGTTCATGATGTACATGGTGCCGTGTGGTTTGAGAATCCGATGACACTCGTCAATGCATTCAAACAGCCATGCCAAAAAGCTCTCTTCATCCCAGGATTCCACCATTCCGTCAAAGTTTTTACCGATATTATAAGGTGGGTCGGCAAAAACGAGCTCGGCGCTTTCAGACGGCAGCTTTTTCAGTTCGGTCAGCGCATCACCCAGGATTATCTTTTTAGATTCATCGCCAAAATAGACAGGTTCACATCTCGCGTTCATCGCCAAAGCCTCCCGTATGACGTCAATAAAAAAGGCGCTTCCCCATGCCGAGTAGCGCCTTTTAAAACAAACACTTAACTGATTAGTATCAGTTCATGCCGTACTGTCAGATTAGCTGTTTTCATGCTTTGCGGTGGTTTTTATATTTTATTTAAAATCAATCAGTTAAATGAAAATGTAACTGTATATTGTTCCAGTGCTTTTTGTTGTTTATGCTATTATGCAAGCAATTCTGTATAAACATTTGTATAAACACTTTGGGCTGGGTGATGGTCTATGGCTGGCGAACTTAACAAACTGAGCGACAGGAAGTTAAAGGGATTACATGGCATCCCGGCCAGTAAGATTGAGTTTTATGCTGATGGTGCCGGGTTGAGCGCTAAGGTAACGAAAGCTGGTGGCATTAGCTGGGTGTTTACTTACCGACTCGACGGGCAGAAGCTGCATCGGCTGACTCTGGGGCGCTACCCTGATATGAGTCTCAAAGAGGCCCGTTCCTCGCGTGATAAATGTCGTCAGTGGCTGGCCTCTGGTAAAGACCCAAAGCACCAGTTGGCGCTAACTACTCAGGAAACGCTTAAACCGGTCACGGTGCAGGAAGCTATCGAATACTGGATACGCGAATATGCGGAAGAAAACCGTGCGAACGTTGAGCGGCATAAAGCGGAGCTGCGCAAACACATTTACCCTTATATTGGGAAAATGGCGCTCGCTGACTGCGAAACCCGTTACTGGCTTGACTGCTTTGACAGGATGAAAAAGAAAACGCCGGTTGCTGCTGGTTATGTATTCCAGATGTGTAAGCAGGCTCTGAAATTCTGCCGCGTTCGCCGTTACGCCGTCAGTACCGCCCTTGAAGATTTGAGTATTCCCGATGTTGGTAAAAAGCAGGCGAAAAAAGATCGTGTACTGAAAGATAAAGAGGTTGGGGGATTGTGGGCTGCTATATCGTCCGGCGATGTTTTTCTGCCTTACTACACAAACTTGCTCAGGATCACTACTTTGTTTGGTTGCCGCACCCAGGAGGCCAGATTGTCAGAGTGGGCCGAATGGGATATGGAGGCGTGGGTGTGGACAGTACCAAAAGCGCATAGTAAAGGTGGTGAAAAGATTGTGCGTCCAGTTCCTGAGGCGATGCGTTCATTTATTGAAATGCTCCACGATGAAACAAAATCATCCGGTTACCTTCTTGGGGTTGTGAAGAATAGCGAAGCGGTTAGCCAGTGGGGCCGTAGTGTTTATAAAAAACTGGGGCATTCTGAACCCTGGACATTGCATGATCTACGGCGAACGCTTGCAACGCATATGAATAATATGGGTATCGCTCCGCACGTTGTTGAACAGTTGCTGGGCCATTCAATGCCGGGAGTTATGGCGATTTATAACCGTAGTCTGTACTTGCCAGAGAAGCTGGACGCGCTGAACAAGTGGTATGACCGCTTAGAACTTCTTGCGGGTAATCATCAAAATGTGGTTCTGTTACCTGTAATGAATAGAGATTAAACTGATATTGCGGGTCTAGGTCGGCCAACCGAAAAGCGGGAAACCCTACCCGTCTGGCTCGCAAGTTATTTAGGGGCGTTGAGGGTGGCGTCATGAATATTCCAATACCAGAATATTGTACTTTAGAGCGAGCATCAAAGTTAATTGGCTGTGAGATTGGCGACTTACTACATTTTGGTGAGATTGGTACGGTAACTATTTGTATTAAAGTACCTTCATCAACAAAGGCAATGGTTCATGTCTTCAAAAAAGATGAAGAAACCGTTTATGATATTGAAGCAGAATGGTCTTCTCGCGGAAAATACTCTGAGTTTGTGACTGTTGATGAACCAATGGAACATGCAGAGGATTATGAATATGAGTTTAGAATTCCTGCTTTTATCAGTGGCCTGTGGGGTATGTTGCGTTGTTCTGATTTTGGTCAACCATTTACACAAATTCCCTGTGAAGGTATGGTGGTCTTGACTGGTACTGACAGGCCATTTCTTGCAATTCTAGATTTTCCCGGTTCGGAGTGGGGTGTTGAACAATTATTAAACATACAACCGGAAGATATGTATATATTAGGTGCTGACATCGAAAAAATTATAAATTATGCAGGGAAGAGATTGCCTGATAGATCGGATGAACATATCGATAATATCAATGTTAAGCCCAATGGTGAATTATTGGTGAGACATGAAGATAAATTATCGACCAAAACAATAAATAGCCGTGCGCAATTTATCAAGTCACTTTTATACACAATGTACGATTCTGATGTTGCTGAAAATCCAAGAAAATACTTTGATAATCCTGATAGTGAAATAAGTGAGCTTTTTAAAGCAAAAGGAATAAAGGCTCCCAATGGCAGGACTGTGCAAGCTTGGTTAAGTATGGTTGATATTCCCTTCATTGAAGGAAAATCATAACTGGAAAATCCAGTAATTTTCCGGAAAATTCCAGCAGAGCATTTTTCTAGACGTAACAATAGCCTCCACAAAACGCAGAAACAGTGGAGGCAACATGTCAAATATCATCTTTACCCCGCCAAATCCTGAGCAACGCCGCAGCCTTCTGGAAGAGTACGGATTCAAGTTCGATCGCCGTATTCGTGAAGATGAGTGCAGTGAAATGACCAGTCTTTCCCGTTCCAGCCGTTGGAAGATGGAGCAAGAGGGCCGCTTTCCTCCCCGCTGCCACTTTGGCCGCAATAGCTGTGCCTGGCTTCTTTCGGATGTGCTCTGGTGGGTTCGTAATCCACCTGCTGTTGAGAACGTCAATACCCCTTACAACCGTAGATCTGCGTAGGGGGCGCTATGCAAAAATTAAATGAGCTGGTTCCGGTTAACCCCGGAAATATTGGCGGTGTGACGGTATCGCTGGTCAGTGCAAAAAAACTCCATGAGTTTCTCGGCGTTGGGCGTGATTTCACCAACTGGATTAAAGGGCGTATTAGCCAGTACAGCTTCACTACTGGAGTCGATTACATCATTGTTGAAAGTTTGAGCACGCCAAAACGGGCGAGCGCAAAATCTCGGCAGCAGATGGAACATGACTACCTGATCACTATTGATATGGGCAAAGAGCTGGCAATGGTTGAGCGCAACGAAAAAGGGCGGGAGGTGCGCCGCTACTTCATCAGCTGCGAACGCCAGGCAAAAGCCGCCGCTAATATCCCCCAGACGTTGCCGGAAGCCCTGCGCCTTGCTGCTGATCTGGCCGAAAAGGCAAGCGAACTTGAAAACCGGCTGGTGGCCGCTGCGCCAAAGGTTGATTTCGCTGATCGCGTGGCGGAGATCAGCAAGGGTATTTCCATTCCCAACTATGCCAAAGCCGTAGGGCTTGGCCCCATCAAATTATTCGGCTGGATGAGGCAACAGGGGATTCTCATCAACGGCGGCCAGCGCCACAACCTGCCTATGCAGCGTTATATCGATAGCGGTTATTTTGCCGTTCGCCAGGGAACGTATGAAACGAATGGCGAGGTAAGAGCCTCATTCACAACGATGCTGACGGGGAAGGGTGAGCAGTGGTTAACGAAGAAACTGATCGCTGGTGGCGTATTGCCGGAGGTGCCGAATGCTGACGCTGAATAAAACAAAGGCAGCTTTGCAGAGCTGCCAATGTCACTACGAAAAACCGAAACAGATTAAGCATACCAGGGTTAATGCTGGTGGTCAAAGTCTAAACAGAGCGCAAGAATACGCTTTGCAACGAAATCAGAGAGTTAAAAAAAATATCACATCAAACGAACAATGTTCGTTATTTGATGCGATCTTTCTTAATAAATTCAATGCCTTTTATCAGCCTTTCCTGAATTATAAAATCTGTGCGATTTATGGAAAAAGGCCCAATACGTTCATCACTGTTTTCGGAAAGGTAAACACAAAAGGAAATCGGATCACCCTCATTAGTATTTCCATCGTCTATCACTTCAAGTGGAAGGAAATAATTTTTAATAATTTCAATTGCTTGATTACGGGTAATCTTAGCCATTGTAATTTTTACTCCGTTGTGGATTTTTTTGACAGCTTGCGCTGGCGGCGTTTGATCTCGCCCATGGCGGCGGCGATAAGAAAACCGGCGGTACTCTCACCGTTATCTTTCACTGACTCGATATCCTCTAACACTTCATGCGGAACTCGAACATTTACTTGTTTTGATTTGTTGTTTATTGAACCCGTTGCCATTACTGGATCTCCATGCGTTAGGTGCTATTCACTATACGCAAAAAAAAATCATATTCAATGCTTGACGTGCTATTCACCTAGTAATATGGTGAATAGCACCTTGATTAAAGCAAGGTGCAGAAATGGCAACGCCCCGGACTGTTGGAGCAGTACCGAGGCGTCTAACCACAAACCGTTAAGTGAGGTAACAGTTATGGCTGACAATCAGTCTACCCAAACTCGCCCGGAATTTACATGGTTATTCCTGGCAACCCCCGATCACACTCCTGAATGCACACCAGTAGTGCTTCGCTTTGATGCTGATACGGAAGATAAAGCCCGCGCTGCTTTTCCCGGCTGGGATTTAGTTTTTGCCGCCAAAATCCGTGCTCAGGCTCCTTGCCGCGTTGCCTTCTTCGATTACACCACCCGCCGTGGCTGGGAGTTCGACAGTGCCGCGATTCAGGAGGTGCGCCATGCGTAAGGTCAAATGGTCGGAAATTGACATTGAAGATGAACTGCGCCGCCTGGAAGCGTTGCTCTCAACATCGCTGTATATGAATTTTGATGATGAAACCGAGTACAGCGTTGCGATGGATCTGATCAGTATGTCGTTGTCCCGCATTCGTGAACTAAAAGCGGCAAGTGAGGTGACCCATGCGTGATTTGATCCTTGTAAGCCATGCATTGCGTCACCTTCCCAGAATGGCGCAAGCACTCAATCAGAGTAGTGATGCTGCGGATTATGTGCGTACCCAGCGTAATAAAGCAGGGGAGCAATCATGATCAGTCACTTGAAATTTAACGAGCTTGAAAACCGAGTCGATTTGCTGGTTAACCGCGTTCTGGAGTTAGAGCAGCAGGTGCGCACACTCACCGAAAGCCAGGGGGGAGATATTCCTCCCGGTATGGCTCCGGTCGCCACGCTGGCGGCTGAGTTCGGCATATCGACGAAAAAAGCCGAAGAGCTGGCAAAAAACACGGGCGTGATGCTGGTCAGAATGAAAGCTGGTGGCTTTATCGCGCCGGATAACAAGTTCAGAGAGGTGGCGAGGCAGGTTCTGCGCAGCGCGAAGCGCAAATATGGATCGGCGTACTGGTATCACCCATTACTTGGCAAATTTCAGATGAGCGGAGGTATCCCGCAATGACCGATATTTTTGAAGTGATAGGCCCATTGTTCCGCAAACTGACCGAAACCTGTATTGCTCACCAGATAGCGGAAACCGGTTCGGCAACCTTGCTGGTGGAAAGCGATAAGTATATGGCCCGCTATCGCTTCACGCTGGAGCCGCGCGTAACTGAAAACGTATTGATGAAATATATGATTTTTGGCTGCTTTGAAGAATTCGGGCGCGATGAGGGGTTAAGGCGTTTGCGGGATATTCTGCTGACCTGCTTTACCGACGATGGCGATATTAACGAAATGGGGTTGCAGATAGTGAAAAGCTGCCACCTTGAGTACCTGCATGAAGACCTGGGCGCGGATATGTCCAATAAGGTGTTGCACTGATGAAGATGAAGAATGCCCCGAATATCAAATTTCTGCCGAAAGATAAATTTACTGAGGCGATTATCTTTGCGGGTGAAGATGCCTATTCACATGTGCAGCACTGGATCGAGAGCGAAGGTAAAAGGGCGTGGGATGATGTGCCGCCTGTTTATCTGGGCAAAAGGCAACTGGCAGAACTGGAACGATTAAACATCGTTGATAACGGCCGTCGCAGTGTTCGTGTGATCCGCGCTGGCGAGCTTTCCGAAATGCAGATAAGCACTATCGCAACCAAACTGGCGCTGGCGGATGTGAAAGAGGCCCGGCTGTTTAATGGCATGTTTGAGCCTCAGCCGAAGGAGGACTGGACGGGCAGGCTTCCACTTCTCAAAGAAGAGGCCGAACGCGGGGAAAGTATTGTGGTGAACTTGCCTGTGAAAAAACGGGAGCCAAAGCCTGAACCGGGCGATGAACTCAAACCCCGCGTGGAAAGCCGCAGCGATGGTCTGTACTGGATCACGCCAAAGGTGGACAAGGATAGTGGCGAGATCATCAATAACGAAACGTGGCTGTGCTCGCCTCTTGAGGTAGTCGGTTCCGGTAGTGACGGGGCAGAGCGCTATCTTGTTTTGCGCTGGCGTTCGCCGCGTGGCCACGAAGATATTACCAGGGCGATCCCCTGTGCTGATATCGGTGAGCGCGACGGCTGGCGCTCACTTAAAGCTGGTGGGGTGAATGTGACCACTAAAAGCACCTTCCGGGCGATTCTGGCCGACTGGTTGCAGCAAAGCGGCACTGATCGGGAATGGATTATCACCCATACCACTGGCTGGCATCATGGCGCATATATCATGCCTGATGGTGAAGTGATTGGTGATCCAGAGACGCCCATTCTCTTTAACGGTCGCAGCGCTGCATCTTCCGGGTATGCCATTGCTGGTACAGCTGCCACCTGGCGGGATTCCGTCGCCCGTCTGGCCGGGGGCAATCCGTCCATGATGCTGGGCGTGGCAGCGGCATTATCCGCGCCGCTTATTGGCCTGGTGGGTGCTGATGGTTTCGGCGTCCATTTGTTCGAGCAGTCGAGCGCCGGTAAGACCACTACCGCCAATATTGCGAGCAGCCTGTGGGGTGAGCCTGATGCGTTGCGGCTTACCTGGTACGGTACTGCGCTTGGCATAGCAAACGAAGCGGAGGCGCATAACGACAGCCTGTTACCGCTTGATGAGGTAGGACAGGGCAGCAGTGCCAAAGATGTTGCCACGTCTGCTTACACCCTGTTTAACGGTGCCGGAAAGTTGCAGGGAGCCAAAGAGGGCGGCAATCGGGAGCTTAAACGCTGGCGCACTGTGGCGATCAGCACCGGGGAAATGGATATTGAAACCTTCCTGGCTGCTGGTGGGCTGAAAGTGAAAGCGGGCCAACTGGTGCGCTTGCTCAACATCCCTATGGAGAAATCGACGGCCTTTAACGGTCTGCCAAACGGCAAGGCTCATGCTGACGCACTGAAAGAAGCCTGGATTGATAACCACGGGGCGGCGGGGCGTGAGTGGGTTAAATGGCTGGCGGCTAACCAGCAGGAGGCTAAACAGGCGGTGCGTGACGCGCAAACGCGCTGGCGCGGCCTCATCCCGGCGGATTACGGTGAGCAGGTACACCGCGTGGCCGAACGCTTTGCAATCCTCGAAGCCGCGCTGGTAACTGGTGCATCAATCACCGGATGGAGTGAACAGGCCAGCCGTGACGCTATCCAGCATAGCTTTAACGCCTGGGTGAAAGAGTTCGGCACGGGTAACAAAGAGCACCAGCAGATCATCGAGCAGTGCGAGGCGTTCCTGAATGCCTACGGTTTAAGCCGCTTTGCACCGTTGCCCTATGATCCGTCCAGTATGCCGATTCGCGATCTGGCCGGGTATCGAAAGCGCAAAAGCAGCCATGATGATTCGCCGCTGGTGTTCTATACGTTCCCCGCAACGTTTGAGAAGGAGATAGCTCAGGGCTTTAACGCCAGGCAGTTTGCCCGCGTGCTTGCCGCTGCTGGCTTGCTTTCTGAGCCGTCCAGCGGGCGTGGATACCAGCAGAAATCCCCGCGTATTGATGGGCGTCAAATCAACGTTTATGTGCTTCACCAGGTTGCGGAAGATGGAGAAGAATAAATTACACATGTGAGGGTTATTAATGTTGGTTCAGTTGGTTCAGTGTCTATGGGTTATGTTCATGTGGCTGTTTTATATGGGTTTAATGTCAAAAAATGAACCAACACTGAACCAACAAATAGCAGTTTTGAACCAACAAACGGGCAGTTTGAACCAACATTTTAGAACCTCATGGACTGAACCAACATGAAAATACCCAATGTTGGTTCAAATCGGGGCTTTGTTGGTTCACTCAACGGGAAATAATCATTATAAAACAATCATCTTTACAAATTGAACCAACTGAACTAACTGAACCAACATAGTTCTGTATATATACGTGAAAAATAAAGAGGTCATTAATGAAACTGATTGGCAAAGATAACGGGCATATGAGCGATCTTAAGTTTCTCTACAGCGCCGTTGATGAGCTTTCAAATAAAGATGAGATTACAGTGACGGATTTTCTGGCTCTGAGTGCGTTTGTCACTTCTGAAAAGCTTGATCTGGAATCGTACCAGTCTGGGCTGGAAGAAGGGGGGCAAGAGTTGTCGAAAGACGCCAGCGCTTACCTCGATCTTCTACAGAGGATGGCGGCTGATTTGTCGTACCCAACCTCTGGCCTTGAGAACGCTATCCATAGCGCACAATCAACGGCAAGCTGGGCTTTCTATCAGTGGGGGCTGGATAAAGAATAATCATCCAGCCATATAAGCTAAAGGCCTGGTTTTTCCCAGGCCATATTTTAAAGCAGACCTAATAGCGCAGAAGCGCCAGCGCCAACGATACTGGCAACGGTGCTATTTTCCAGTAACTGTTTCAACATTGATTTAGCCTGTGGATCGCCAGAGTTAGCCACTTTCTCGACAAGTTCAGTAATACTGATATTCACCAGCATATGATTACTTTCACCTATTTGAACTTGCTCACCACTGACGGAGCCAATATTAAAAGTATTCATACTCTTTGCTGTCCTGTGTGCGTTGGAAGAAAGATTCTCTACGGATAACGTAAGTAAGTGAGGATGCGTTGTACCCACGTTCAGCGTTCCATTCTTTGATATTGAAAGATCGACAACTTTAAGGCTTAACTCACGGCTTCCAATCTTCTGAATCAGAATATCGCCCAATTCAATTTGCGGTTCGTCAGTAAACGGGATATCTACCTGATTTTTTCCTGTGTTCCGGCTTCCTTTAAACTCCTCGCCGGAAATTAAAAAAATATCCGGGTATGCCATATCATCAAAATCGAAGTCCATAAAATCCCCCAGAAGTGGTTTTTTTCCCGTTCATATTATCAAACTTTGTAAATTATTTGTTCTCCTGTTTTCGCTGCTGTTTGCGACAACATAGAGCTGTTTACTCATTGATTATTATGTATATCTTGAAGAGTGGCACTCAGACGTGAGCCGCCACTGTCCACCTGGTTTTTTCCCGTTCTGCGACGGTTTCCTTTCCAGGTGGACATCCCTCCAAGCGCAGGTTTCACGTCTCAACATTAATTGTTACGGAAACCACTCCATGAAGAAATTACTTGAATTACGCCAGCAGAAAACCGCACTCAAAACCCAGATGCGTTCCATGCTGGAAAAAGCTGACAGCGAAAAGCGAAGCCTGAACGATGAAGAGGGAAAGCAGTTCGACGAACTCCGCGCCCAGGCTGATGCGCTTGAAGTTGAAATTACCCGCCTTGAAGCTGTCGCTGATGATCAGCGCAATTTGCCTGGTACTTCTGTTGAAGGTAAAGGTGTAAGCAACGATGAGCTGCGCCACTACATCATGACCGGCGATACCCGCTCTCTCTCCACGTTAGTGCAGGCTGACGGCGGCTATACCGTTATCCCTGAGCTGGACAAAGAGATCATGCGCCAGTTGCAGGATGACAGCGTTATGCGCTCCATCGCCACGGTGAAGACCACCAAAACCAACGAATACCAGAAGCTGGTGTCAGTGGGCGGCACTACCGTTAAGCGCGGCACCGAAGGCGAAGCGCGTACCGAAACCAGCACACCGAAGATGGAGCGCGTTGATATCAAACTCAACCCGATCTACGCCTACCCGAAAACCACTCAGGAAATTCTCGACTTCTCCGAAGTTGATATTCTGGGCTGGCTGTCTTCCGAAATTACCGACACCTTCACTGCTACCGAAGAAACCGACTTTGTGAACGGCGACGGTGATAAAAAATCCAAAGGGTTCCTGTCCTATCCGCGTGCGGCCACCAGCGATAAAACCCGTCCGTTCGGCACGCTGGAGAAGATGGAGGCTGCTGCCGTTTCCTCTGATGGTCTTATCGACCTGCTGTATAAGCTGAAAGCCAAATACCGCAAAAATGCCGTATGGGTGATGAACTCCAACACTGCCGCTACGCTGCAAAAGCTGAAAAACGGCAACGGGGATTACATCTGGCGTGATCGTCTCGTCGCTGACTCTCCCGATACCCTCCTTGGCCGTCCGGTTCAATACCTGGAAACCATGCCTGATGCGGCTGCGGGTGAAGCGTTCCTGGCAGTCGGCGACTTTAAGCGCGGTTACTTCATCGTGGATCACACCACTGGCGTGCGTACCCGCCCCGACAACATCACCGAACCTGGTTTCTACAAGGTGCACACCGATAAATACCTAGGCGGTGGTGTGGTGGACTCCAACGCCATCAAGGTGCTTGAGCTTTCCGGTTCCGGTTCCTGATCTGACGTTTAAGGGGCTTCGGCCCCTTTTTGCCCTCTGTGGAGTCCAACAATGAAAACAATCGATTTTGAAATCCGTACCTCCGAACTGAGCGCCAGCAACAAAAAGCTGGTGGGCTATGCCGTGCGCTGGAACAGCCTGTCAGAGGTGATCTGGGATGAGTTCCGCGAGCAGTTTGCGCCGGGGGCGTTTAAAGACAGCCTGGCATCCGGTAGCGATGTGCGTGCACTGTACGAGCATAACTATACCCAACTGCTGGGGCGTACCAAATCCGGCACGCTGGTGTTGTCCGAAGATGATACCGGGCTGCGTTTCGAGCTGACCCCGCCAAACACCCAACTTGGCAATGATGTGCTGGAGCTGGTGGAGCGTGGAGACATTTCCGGCATGAGCTTCGGATTCCGTGCGCTGAAAGAGTCCTGGGATATTACTCCTACACCGTATATTCGCACTGTTACCGCTGCCGAGCTGCGGGAGATCACCGTTACTTCTATGCCTGCTTACCCTGAGTCCGGCGTGGAAATTGCGCACCGTTCTCTGTTCTCCCAACATCCTGAACTGCGCCGTGCTGGTGATAACCGCCGACGCTGGGCTGACTTAGCGGGGCTGTGATATGTGGAATATCTGGCCTTTTGGCCGTAAATCTGAGCCATCCGAACAGCGCAGCATGACGATTGATGAGTTTCTGGCGATGGCAGGGATTCCAAATACCGGATCAGGCGAATATGTGTCTGCCGGTACTGCGGAATCTCTGCCGGCGGTCATGAACGCCATATCAGTTATCAGCGAGGCAGTGGCAACAATGCCCTGCTACCTCTACCGCGTGCGCAACGATAACGGCCGAGAAGCGCGGGAGTGGCTAAGCAATCACCCGGTGGATTTTCTCCTTAACGAGCAACCGAACGACTGTCAGACGCCTTACCAGTTCAAGCGCACGATGATGCGTCATTGCCTGCTGAATGGTAACGCCTATGCGGTGATCCAGTGGGGCCGTGACGGCCAGCCGCAATCCCTGCATCCGTATGCGCCGGGGGCGGTTGTTCCTGAGCGTATCGGCCAGCATAAGTACAAATACACCGTTACTGAACCGTTTACCGGGGCAGTGCGCACCTACCTGCAGGAAGAGATTCTGCACCTGCGTTACTCGACCGATGATGGTTTTCTGGGGCGCTCGCCGATCACCATCTGCCGTGAGGCGCTGGGGTTAGGTCTGGCCCAGCAGCGCCACGGCGCCAGCATTATGAAAGATGGCATGATGGCGGCGGGCGTAGTCACTACTGCTGAATGGCTCGATAGTGTGAAGGGTAAACAGGCGCTGGACGCGCTTGAGCGCTACAAAGGTGCCAGAAATGCCGGTAAAACACCGATCCTTGAAGGTGGCATGGACTATAAGCAGCTTGGCATGAGCAATCAGGATGCTGAGTGGCTGGCCTCCCGGCGCTTCTCCATTGAAGACATTGCCCGCATGTTCAACGTGTCCCCCATCTTCCTGCAGGAATACAGCAACAGCACCTACAGCAACTTTAGTGAGGCGAGCCGCGCATTTCTCACCATGACGATGCGTCCGTGGCTGGCGAACTTTGAGCAGCAGATTAAATCCGCGTTGCTGGTGGCATCGCCTGTACCCGGAATTCGTTATCAGGTGGAGTTCGACTCTGCCGATCTTCTTCGAGCCACTCCAACCGAACGTTACGCAACTTATGAGCGCGGCATTAAGAACGGGATCATGAACCCTAACGAAGCCCGAGAACGCGAAGGTATGCCGCCGCGCGACGGTGGCGACGAGTTCAGCCAGGCATGGAAACAGGAATTTAAGGTCAGCAAAGACGATAAGGCAGGCGACGAATGAGCGAGTTAATCCCCCTTGATGAAGCAAAGATGCATTGTCGGATTGATGACAACTATGAAGACGTGTTGATCCAGGCTTATATCGCTGCGGCGTTGGAGGTCTGTCAGAAGCATATAGGCAAGCGATTTGATAAAGGTCTGGAGTTTACACCGGCGATCAAGATTGGCTGTCTGCTATACGTCTCTCAGCTGTATGAATATCGCACGATGATTAGCGATGTTGAGTCTACAGAGGTGCCCCTGACTATCTCAGCTTTGTGGTCAGTCTATCGTGATGTGGGGATCTACTGATGCCGTGGCAGCCGTTGCGCCGGTGCACAGAGCCGGGATGTAATAAGCGGGTGAAATCCGGCAAGTGTGATGAGCATAAGCGGGAAGCCTGGCGGGCAGAGGATGCCAGACGCGGCCACCGTCGCGCCCGTGGTTACTCAGCATCATGGGAGAAGTACCGTACTCAGTACCTTAAGCGCTATCCGCTATGCGTTGAGTGTCTGAAGCTGGACCTCTACGTACCTGCAAAGATTGTCGATCACATCATCCCTATCAACGGCGGTGATGATGTTCTGTTCTGGCCTGAGTGGAATCACCAGCCGTTATGCCAGACACATCATAACCAGAAGACCACACAGCAAGACCCAACCACCAAAGCGAAGCGCAAAGCAGGGCTGTACCGTGAGCAGGAAGAGCGTGCAGCCCATCGCAATGACTGGATGTATGAGGCTGACAATGATTGAGCAGGAACAGCAGCGGCTGATTAGTGGGCTTATAAAGCAGCGCGAGGCATGGCAACCAGTCAGACAGAGAGCGCATACGAAGCCCGTAGCAAAGCGTATGAGCCAGCGTGACCGGGAGCTTATGGAATGCTTTCGCAACCGATGACAGGACGCATGGATGGGGTGGGGGAGGTTTTAAAGACAAACCCGCTGCTGCAAGGCACCGCCCGCCCCCTCAAATTTTTATGCACGGTGATTTTTTTGAAAATAAAACGAAAAGGAAAACAGTGAGTTATGCCAAGACCACCAAAACCGCCCGCTTACCTTGATGAAATCGCGGCGCAGCAGTGGAAAGCAAAGGCGAAGCAACTGGCGGAACGTGGTGATCTGACGCCTGCCGACTGGAACAGCCTTGAGCTTTATTGCGTCAACTATTCGATGTACCGCAAAGCCGTGGAAGACCTTGCCAGCCGTGGGTTCAGCATTGTGAACAGCCAGGGCGGAGAGAGCCGGAACCCGGCACTGAGTGCAAAGGCTGATGCTGAAAAAATCATGATTAAAATGTCGTCGCTGCTGGGCTTTGATCCGGTAAGCCGTCGCCGTAACCAGGTAGAAACGGAAGAGGAAGACGAGATTGACCGTCTGGAATGATTACGCAAACGCCATTAAATCTGGAGAAATTCCGGCCTGTAAGCGGGTTAAACAGGCCGTGGAAAGGTACTTTTCAGACCTGAATGACTCCCGTTATGAGTTCGATACAGCGACTGTCGAGCGATTTATTGCGTTCTCTCGGCTCTGCCCACACGTCAAAGGCCCGTTGCGCCGCCAGCCAATCGAACTGGAACCGTGGCAGCAGTTCGCTTTTGCTAACCTGCTGGGCTTTAAGGTCAGGGAGTCAGGTCGCCGGAAGTACAGCAGCGCCTTTATCGAAGTACCGCGCAAGAATGCCAAATCCACCGTGGCTGCGATGCTGGCTAACTGGTTTCTTGTGATGGAGAAGGGGCAGCAGGATATCTACACGGCGGCGGTGAGCCGGGATCAGGCCCGGATTGTGTTCGACGATGCCCGCCAGATGTGCCTGCTGTCAAAACCGCTGAAAAAGCGCGTCAATATTCAGGCGCATAAGGTCATTTTCCCGAAGAGCAACAGCCTGCTAAAGCCGCTGGCGGCGAAAGCGGCCACCATTGAAGGGACTAACCCCAGCCTAGCGATTGTCGATGAGTACCACCTTCACCCGGATAACGGCGTTTATTCCGCCCTTGAGCTGGGTATGGGCGCACGTCCTGAGGCTATTTTGTTCGCCATAACGACCGCCGGGAGTAACGTTGTCTCAGCCTGTAAACAGCATTACGACTACTGCTGTCAGATTCTGGCCGGGGAAGAGAGCAACGATTCGCTGTTTGTCCTGATCTACGAACTGGACGACGAAAGCGAGGTTGAGCAGCCTGAAATGTGGATCAAGGCCAACCCTAACCTGCATGTGTCCGTTGACGCGGCGAAGCTGGAATCCACCATCCAAAAAGCGCGGGGTATACCGTCACAATGGGTGGAGATGCTGACCAAGCGTTTCAATATCTGGTGTCAGGGTTCCACTCCGTGGATGGGTGCCGGGGCATGGGATGCCTGTGCACTCGATTATGCCGAAGAAGATCTGTCCGGGATGGAGTGTTACGCCGGATTTGACCTGTCCTCAACCAGCGATATTACCAGTGTGAGTTACGCTTTCCCGTTTGAACGCGAGATCAGGCTTCTTACCCGGCACTATCTGCCCGAAGCACAACTACTTAACGTTGCTAACAAAAACCGCGCCATCTATCGGCAGTGGGTAAAAGCGGGCTGGATACGCACCACCCCCGGCGACTGTATTGACTATGATCGCATCCGTGACGATATCCTGCGCGACGCTGAAATATTCAATATCCGGCTGGTGGGCTTTGATACGTGGAACGCGACACACTTGCGAACCCAGTTACAGGGGGCTGGCCTCGATGTGGAGCCGTTCCCGCAAACCTATCTGAAATTCAGTCCGGTAGCGAAATCTTTTGAGGTTTTTGTTAACCGCAAGGTGGTGCGCCATCGTGGCGATCCGGTTCTGGCCTGGGCGATTGGTAACGTGGTGATGGAGTCCGATGCCAACGCCAATATCAAACCTAACAAAAAGAAATCCTCCAACAAGATAGACCCGGCGGTTTCTGCACTCATGGCGTTCGGCACATTCCTGGCAGAACACGAAGATTTTGCTTTCGATATGAGCGACAGTCACAAAGAGCGACTGGCTTTATTTAATGGGATTTGAGCATAAAGCGTAAAGGCAGAATTATCTTGAGGTTATCAGGAATATAAAATTGCTCTAGATCACTACATTGCTGTCGTGGAATAGGAAGAGTCTGTTTTGTTGTTTATAAATGTATTGCAGGGCTTTTCCTGTTCAAACTTCTGGTGAAATATGACTGATAAATGGGCTGATTACCTTATTTCTAAAGTCCGATATAACGATAAACACACTCACATTACCCATGTGTATGTGCATGTCGATAATGGCGATACTGTTGGAGAAGGGACATCAGAAACACGGCAGTGGGTAGTGAATAAAATCGATAGCGGCTATACCTTTTACACCATTTTCAAAGGTGATGACGGTAAGTGGAAGAAAGGTCAAAAAGTGGTTAAGGACCGTGTCAACGGTACTGATTACATTACTACTAGACCTAATGGTACATCCAAGGATAACTTAGAAAACCTTCCTGAGTACTAA